CTCAAGCAGTTGCGCGCCGTGCAGACCGTGACCCCCGAACTGTACGCGCAGCTCGCGCAGTTCATCACCGCGACCCCGGCGAAGCCCGCCGTGAAGGTCGAACTCAAGGAGAAAGCGTAATGGCTGTCACCCTCACCACAACCAAGCAAGCCGCAGCACTCAACGGCCTCAAGGTCTTGGTGTACGCCGGAAGCGGCGCCGGCAAAACGCGCCTGTGCGCGACGACTGGCGGCAACCCGATCATCGTGTCTGCCGAGGCGGGCCTGCTGTCTCTGCGCGAATACGAGATTCCGGTCATCGAAGTATCGAGCATCGCCGACGTACACGAGGCGTACACCTACCTCGCAACCGACCCCGAAGGCATGAAGTTCGACTGGGTGTGCATCGACAGCGTGTCCGAGATCGCCGAGGTTGTGTTGTCGGCCGAGAAGGCCGCGACCAAGGACCCGCGCAAGGCATACGGCGAACTGGCCGACCAGATGGCGGTCCTGATGCGCGCCTTCCGGGATCTGCCGGGCCGCAACGTCTACATGTCCGCGAAGATGAGCAAGGTGAAGGACGACATGTCGGGCGCGGTCACGTGCGGCCCCAGTGCGCCCGGCCAGCAGCTCGCCAACGCGATGCCGTTCTGGTTTGACGAGGTGTTCTGCTTGCGCGTCGAGGCCGACGAGAACGGCAACCCGACCCGCTGGCTTCAGACGGGCGCGGACGCCAAGTACACCGCGAAAGACCGCAGCGGCGCGCTCGAGATGTTTGAGCCCGCCGAACTCTCCCACATCGTCCAGAAGATTCTGGCCTGAACCTGGGGCGCGTCTACTCCTCGTGCGTGCTGGACCCACGCCTGATCCGCAGCGATCTGTAACCGGAAGCGGCCCCATTGGTTCACCACCTCTACGGCATCGGCAAACCCTGAGACGCGGGCAACACCAACCAGGGTAATCGCTGCAAGTCCAAACCCAACCCAACCGAACTACAAGGCACACACATCATGGCAAACCTCAGTTTTGACGCAACCGCAATCGAACCGTCGGCACCGATCACGATCCTGCCGCCCGGCCGCTACCCGATGGCAATTACGAAGACCGAAATAAAGCCCACGAGAGCGGGCAACGGCTCGTATCTGTCGGTCGAGTTCACCATCAGCAGCGGCAACGGGGCGAACCGCAAGCTGTGGGCGAACCTCAACCTGGACAACCCGAACCAGCAGACGGTCGACATCGCCCGGCGCGAGCTGTCGGCGATCTGCCACGCGGTCGGCGTGCTGCAGGTCAACGACAGCGACGAGCTGCTGGGCCGCGAGCTGATGGTCGACGTGGCCGTGGGCAAGCGCCGCGACACCGGCGAGGATCAGAACGTGATCAAGGGCTATTCGTCGATCAGCGCGCAGCCGACCCGCGCCCCGATGCCGGCAGCCAAACCGGCCGCCCCGGCTGCAGCCAAAGCCGCGCCGTGGGCCAGGGCGGCTGCGTAATGAAGATCCCAAAGCCGCTCGCCAACCGCACGGTCGAGGCCATCTACAAGGCGTACGAGCGTGACGCCGACAACCGGCCCCGCCCACACCTGGGCGCCAGCCTGATCGGCGACGAGTGCACGCGGCGGCTTTGGCTCACCTTCCGCTGGGTTGCCGGTCAGACCTTTGACGGCCGCATGCTGCGGCTGTTCGAGACCGGCCACCTGGCGGAACCCCGCTTCGTTGCCAACCTGCGCGCGATCGGCTGCGAGGTGCTGCCAACCGACGAGGATGGCAAGCAATGGACCGCCAGCGCCATCGGCGGGCACTTTGGCGGCTCGATGGACGCAGCAGTCATCGGCGTGCCCGAGGCCAGCAAGGCGTGGCATGTGGGCGAGTTCAAGACCCACAGCGCCAAGTCGTTTGCCAAGCTGGCAAAGGACGGCGTCGAGAAGTCGCACCCAAAGCACTTCGCGCAGATGCAGACGTACATGACGATGTTCGGCATTGAGCGCGCGCTGTATCTCGCGGTCAACAAGGACACCGACGAGCTGCATGCCGAGCGCGTGAAGTGGGACAAGGATGCGTCCGACAAGTTGCTTGCGCGTGCCGAGCTGGTCATCACGTCTGCCGAACCCCCCGAGCGCATCAGCACCGACCCGGCCTTCTACATCTGCAAGATGTGCCCGTTCGCGGAGTTGTGCCACGGCGCGCAGTTGCCGGCGGCGAACTGCCGGACCTGCGCGCACGCCACGCCCGAGCTGGACGGCGATGCTCGCTGGTCGTGCGCGAAGTGGAAAGCCGACATCCCGCTCGACGGCCAGCGCAACGGCTGCGATGAGCACCGCTGGATTCCGTCGCTTGCGGCCCCGCACCTCGAGCTGGTCGAGTCCGACGGCGAGGCCGTGACTTGGCGCACGCCGGCCGGCGGCGAGATTGAACAGCCGCCGTGGAAGTCGAGCGAGATCCACCGCATCGGCATCGAGATGGCGACCGATCGCGGTCTGCGTGAAATCAAGCATGCATTTCCCGACTCGACGGTGGGCGACCCGATGTCCTCGCTCGAGATCGACAAGCTCGAGGCCGAGTTCCAGATTGAAAAAGCAGCGATCCCTTACTGAGGAAACAACAGATGAACACCAGCACCATTTCCTGGCACAAAACCGCCGACCGCATGCCCGACGACAGCATTCTGGTCATTGCGGCCGACAGCGACGGCGACACGTTTGCCGCATTCTTCGAGGACGACGCCTGGCGCTACGCCGACGCGTTCCCTGCCCCGGTGCCGCAGTTCTGGGCGCACTTTCCGGTTGGTCCGGCGTGATGCGCGTGCTGATCGCTTGCGAGTTCTCCGGCGTCGTCCGCAACGCATTCCGCCGGATGGGTCATGAAGCCTGGTCGTGCGATCTGCTGCCCGCCGATGACCGGAGCGACTTCCACATTCAGGGCGATGCCCGCGACATCCTTGCGGACGGATGGGATTTGCTGATGGTTGCGCATCCGCCCTGCACGCGCCTGTGCAATTCCGGCGTGCGCTGGTTGGCCGAGCGCAATCTGTGGAGCGAGCTGGACGAAGCCGCAGACCTGTTCAGCGCCTTCTGGAACGCGCCCATCGAGCGCATTGCCGTCGAGAACCCGGTCATGCATCGGCACGCGAAAGAGCGCATCCGAAACTACAGCGAACCGGCCCAGTCGGTACAGCCGTGGCAGTTCGGGCATGGCGAGACGAAGCGCACCTGCCTATGGCTGCGCAACCTGCCGCCGCTTAAGCCTACCTGCATCGTCGCTGGCCGCACTCCGCGCGTGCATCGCATGCCTCCGGGCCCGAACCGTTGGAAGGAACGCAGCCGCACATTCACCGGTATCGCCGACGCAATGGCACAACAGTGGAGCCACCTGTAATGGACGAAGCCGACGCAGCCGACCTCACCCAAGAGCAGGCATTGACCGCCGCCCTGCGCCGCCGCCACGCCACGCTGCCGGCGGTCGGCCAGTGCTACTCGTGCGCCGAGCCTGTCGCCGACGGCGCCAGGTTCTGCGATGCGGATTGCAGGCAGGACTGGGAGCGTGCAGAGCGTGCGCGCAGGATGAACGGAAGAGCAGAATGATCGACGACACCCTCGACCTGCCGGCGGCAGCAACGAAAGAGACGACTCTTTACCGGCATTTTGACTGTGACGGGAAACTTCTTTACGTCGGCATTTCTTTGGACGCGCTGAACCGTCTTGCGCAGCATAAGTTTTGCTCTACTTGGTATTCACAGATCAAATCCGTAACGCTTGAACGGTTTCCAAGTCGTCAGGGGGCTTTGCAAGCGGAGCGCGAGGCCATCATCAAAGAGGGGCCACAATGGAACATAAAGCACAGGAAGTCCGCTCAAGAGGCGATGAGAGAGGCGGAGAAAGAAAGACTGAGCAGGGATAGATTTGGCTCGATTAAAACGGCTAATGGAACTCTAGTGCAGGACGTTGTGCAGTTGCGCCCGCTCTATACCCTGAGAGATGCGGCAGCATCTTTGGGCGTAAACACTCGCGTCATTAAGCAATGGATTGCCGATGAAAGCCTTGGGTTCGTTGAAATTAACAACATGGTCGGCAAACCAATTCCTCACGTTACCGGCTGGCAACTCCTCGACAAGTTGGAATCTATGTGCGCGGCCCGCAAAAGGAAAGGTGCGGCATGACCGACGACCGCCGAGGACGGACATGTTGACGCTGACGCCTGACGAGCTGGTCGAGGTGACCGGCCGGCGCCGTGCGACCGCGCAGGCCCGCGCCCTTGCCGCTCTCGGGATACCCTATCGCACCCGCCCGGACGGCACCGTCCTGGTCTTTCGAGCCGACCTCCATGCGCCCCCGACAACGCGACCGACATCTCCCGCCCTGCGTCTACCTGCGGCACGGCGCCTACTGGCTGGTCAAGCGCGGTAAGTGGACGCGGCTCGGCGGCGATCTGCCGAGCGCGCTGGCCGAGTACGCGCGCCGGGTCACGCCGGCAGCCGCCGGCGGCATGCCGGCGCTGATTGCCGACGCACTGGCCGCGATGCCACCATTGGCAGCCAGTACCCGCGCCCAGTACGACCTCGCCGGCCGCACGCTGTCCGAGACGTTTGCCGAGTTCTCGCCCGATCAGGTTGAGCAGCGGCACATCGCGCAGTTCCGGCAAGCGATGGCTGACCGGCCGAACATGTGCAACCGCTGCCTGTCGGTGCTGCGCCAGGTGTTCGCCTACGCGGTCGAGCGGCAGCTCGTCGCCAGCAACCCGGCGATCGGCATCAAGCCGCACCGGGAGGCCAAGCGCGGCCGGCTCCTGACTCTGACCGAGTTCCACGCCATCCGCGATCAAGCCGGCCCGCGGCTCCAGTGCATCGTCGACCTGCTGGCCATGACCGGGCAGCGCGTCAGCGACATCTTGGCGCTGCGCCGGGACGCCTTGCGAGAAGACGGCATCTACGTGCGGCAGGGTAAGACCGGCGCACAGGTTCTGGTGCGCTGGACGCCCGAGCTGCGGGCCGTGGTCGAGCGCGCCAAGACCCTGCACGGTAACGTCCGGGCGTTTACCGTGCTGCACGGACGTGCGGGAAAGGCAGTGGACTATCGGACGCTGCGCGACCAGTGGGCGCTGGCGTGCGATCGCGCCGGGGTGACAGACGCGCACCTGCACGATCTGCGAGCGATGGCGGCGACGATGGCGCAGCAGCAGGGCCTGGACGCTCAAAAACTGCTCGGCCACACCTCGCCCGCGATGACCGCGCGCTACCTGCGCGACAGGTCAGCTAAGGTCGTAGACGGGCCGAGTATTGGACAGGTCTTGGACGTTGGACAAAAGCGTGCCTGAAATCAAGGCTTTAAGCCACACTCCAATGATGCAGCAGTACCCATGCAACAGATGCCTAAACCGCTGATCTGGCTATGAAAACAGGGGCGCGCTGTCCAATACTTTCAGGCAAATCAGCAGGGCTGCAACCCGCATGGATGCTATGCCCGGAGTTGAGTATTGGACACTTCCCCGCTCGGGTTATTTGCTGGCGCATCTGGCCGGGATTACCCGCTTTTATCCTGAGCGGGTAATTCACCCCTGCGAACCCTTTGCCATCAACTCATCCTTCCGCGCCGATCCCGCTGAGCTGCCGAAGTAGTAGCCAATGATCGCCGTCCATGCCGTGCCAAGCGACCCGAGCATGATCAGCAGGGCATCCTTGCCCGCTTCCGGCAAGCCTTGATTGAGCATCAGCCACAGCACGCCGAAGAAGCCTACGGTCACCACGGCGGCCAATACGGGCGGCGTCCATGATCGAGTTTGAACCTGCATCTGTCTGGCGTCCTTGCGATCGTCCAGAAACATCGCGTCCATAGCCTGCTCGTGGTTCAGCATTGCTTGACGGAACTGCATCGCCAGATTCGGGTCCGCGCTGATTGCAGCCAAGGCCTCGTTGCCCTGCGCTCCGGTCAGGGACTCAGCGATGGCGACAACTTGCCCCGCTGCTTCCTCTGCTTTTTTGCTGCCGGACAGCCAGCCGATGATTTGCGGAGCGTAGCGGGCCAGCTCCATTGCCAATGGGATCAGGGGAGTCATACGCGGATCACCTTTCGTTCAAAGTCAACGTGCGTCTCGTCGATCACTTTGCAGATTGCAGGCCGCAGCAGCATACCGTCGTGGTATGTCAGCACGGCAAAGCCCGACCGATGGTTCAGCGGGCTGTCCTCGGCATACGAGAACTGCGGCCCTTCAGGATCGGCTAACGTCCCGCTATTGATCCCGTACCAAGTCCCGCGCCGGTTCGTGAACTCCTGCACTCGTAGCGCATGGTCGTGGCCGGTGGCGTAGTGCACCGAGCTTTCCTTTGCGTTGTTGAACGATGAATGCACGCCGCCTTTCCACCGGTGCTTGATCTCCGTCCAGCCGTTCGTGTCGGAGTTGAGATGGATGCTCCAGCACTCCTGCCACTTTGGAAAGTGGTCGGTCAACGCGAAGCCCTTCAGGCCCTCGAACTCTGGCGCCACGGTGACCAGCTTCCTTGTAAATCGAACGCAGTGGTTTCCGATTGTGCGCACCAGTCGACAGCCGCGAGGTGCGGCGTCTTCGATCTCGCCCAGACGCTCTTGACAGGCTTCGATCTCCTGCCGGACGTTTGGCACCGGGGCGAAGTCGCGCCGCCCCCAATGCGACGGGCCGACCATATCGAATATGTCGCCGTTGCCGATCACCATCTTCGGCTTCAGCTCGGCCACGAGATGCACCAGCGCGCGGTGCGCTGTAGACACGATGCCCGGCCAGTAATGCGCATCGCTGAACACGATCACCGTGCCCGTTTTGATGTCCTGATGCAGCCGCGTCGGCGACCTGTACAGCGCCTGCGTGGCTGGGTTCTCCAGCGGCGTCCGATCGTAGGGAATGCCGAACTTGCGCAGCGCAGTCGATGGCAGCGGCTGGCCGGTCTCCAGCTCGAACTTCCTCCGGCGAGAGTAGACCTGCCGCACGGTCAGGCCGAATGCGTCGGCTATCTGCTGCGCGTCCTTGCCTGCACTCCATGCGTCTTTCAATTCCTGGTCGCTGATCTTTGCCTTCATCAGAAGCACCTCGGATCAAAGCCAAACACTTGGCACACCTCAAGCGCCAGCTTGCGAAACTCCTTGTTGTGTTCCGCGCGGGTCTGCTTTTTTCGCAACGACTGATGCAGGTGGATCATCTCGTGCGCCACCGTCTCAGATAGCGTTGACCAGTGCCCGACCACCACTTCTGACACGGTGATGGCGTGCGCCTGGTCGTAGCAGTACGTGCCGAATACCGCCTTGTCCCGAGTGACGTAAAACTCGACCTTGTCGGCTTCTGGCAAATCCCAGCGGCTGAATGGCTGATGCGCTCGAAGTGCGTCGTACATCGCGGCGCATCCTTCGGGCGTGAGCTTCATCGCGTTCGACCGCTCTGGAGTTGGGACATCGTCACGCTTCCATCAGTGCGGCGACACGCCGCGCCCACCCACGGCCGAAGCTCGGCCAGGTGGGCAATGCCGCCATGAACTGCAGCCGCTGGGCCAGCAGCCGCCGCAGCAGCACTTCAGGCTCCTGCCGCTGAACGGCGCGCAGCGTGGCAGGACCCAGCACGCCGTCGTCCGTCGCGTCGACTGCGCGCTGCAGCCAGCGCACCGATTGACGCACGCCGGAGTTCACCGCGGCGTCGAAGACCGCATACCGCACGGCGTCCGGCAGCTCGTCGGCGCGCACGGCGTCCCAGTAGGCAGCGCGGTAGATCAGGCGCGCGGCCTCCAGCGGCAGCTCGCGCATGTCGCCGCGGTACCCGTGTTCACGCGCGACAGCCTCGGTGATCCCGTAGCGCGTCTTGCCACCGGGATCGGCCGCGTGGTCGCTGTAGCCGCCCTCGTGCCGCAACAGCTCGTCGAATGCCTGGTCAAAGTTCATCGGTTCAGGATGTGGGTTGCGACCCACGACACAATGCTGCCCAACGCTGCGGCGATGCTCATGCCAAGCCAGAGCCCGCCCTTGCTCCGGTTCGCGAGCTCAAGCAGTTCGCGCACGTCGCTCTGGAGCGCCGAGACCTGCGTGCGCAGGCTCTGCACCTCGGCCTCCAGGCGGCCGAACTCCCTGGGGTCGATGTCGCTCATGGCAACTCCATCGTAGGAAACCAGCCGGCCGCGTCCATCTCGGCCTGGGTCTTGACCAGCGCAGGATCGACCAGCGGCAGGATCTCTGCGGTGTCGATTACGCTGTTGGCGAGGATGTACGCGAGCAGGGCTTGCAGGCTGGCCGCGCCGTTGGCTGCAATGGGCAGGAACAGCGTCTGCATCATTGCCTGCGAGCCGTAGGGGTCGCCCGGTGCCGTGAGCATGTCGTTGACCGCCCAATGCTTTGGATATTGGTAAGCGTCGTCAAACTGCATGGCCCATGCGCTGCTAAATGGGTGCTGAATCCACGGGAACAGGTAGAGCGTCCCCGAGCCGATAGACAGATGCTCCGGTGCGCTGATTCGGTAAAGCGCGCGGGACAAGTCCGCGCATGTCTGCTCGCTGGACAGGAGGATGTATCTCATGCGGCACCGTACTCAGTAACGAGACGGCTGCGAAGGGTAGCGATCTCGGTCAAACTTTGCTGCGCGTTGTAACCGATCAAGCAGAACGTATCGCAGGGCAGTTCTGTGTCGCCGCCTATTCCGCCTGCAGAGACGATTGCTCCGGGCCACAGTCCTTCGATACACGCAGCGGCTACAGAAAAATCTGTGCTTGCATTTTCATGGACCACTTGAGTGATGCCAAACCGAGCGTTCCACGAATAGACTTTCGGGGTGCTAGCCGGTGTGTAGTTGTACTGCCCGTCAAAAACTCCACTGGCGCTGTTGAAAATAGATTGACCTCGGATAAGTCCGCCCGCTGATGCCTTTCGCAATCCAAACACGAAATTGGTTGCCAGAGAACCAAAGCCTCGGATTCCGCCAGCAATTGGGTTTCCGTCCGTGACCAAAGAAGCCTGACAGCCGACGAGCGTCCATGCCCCGTTGCTGTAGACTGGGTTAGACGTTTGTTCCAGTCGTCGCAGTCGATCAGCACTTGGGTTGCGAGCCGCCATTCGACCGCCCACACTGTTCACACACAGAGCGCCGGACTCAACCGCATAAGGCTGGTTTACCGCAACGGCCATCGTCCAGTGATTCGTGCCGATCTGATCGTTTAGGCGCACTACGAAGGCATTGCCGGAGGCGCAGCCGCCGGAAGCCGCTGCCGTCGTGATCCAGTTTCCAAGCGTGCCGCTGAAAGACGATCCACCGCCAGATACCCACGTCACGGCGGACAATGCAGAAATGCGCCCGTTGCTATCGGCGGCAACGTCCACGGTGTTGTCGGGGCCTGATGTCGCACGGAACCGGGCCACAGATCCGCTGTATCCGGTCGTTAGCGCCCTTGTTGCATAAGCAAAGGATGGGACCGTCAGCCCATCCAGCGGAAACGCCACGCCGCCCGCACGCGCTCGCAGCCGACCGCGCAGGGATGCGCCGCTGATGACGCGGGTGGTCATGGCGCGCCCCATTGGATAACTGGCAGCAGTGCAATCAACTCGGACTCTGTCGGGACGGGCCGCGTGCCCGCCTGGACTTCGGCCAGCAGCTCGTAGCAGCGCAGCCAGACGGCATCGCGCCAGTCGCGCATCGTGGCTGCCTCAGCGCGGTACTGCGCCACCGTCGAATCGATGTAGCTC